GGACATTTCACCTTTTAGCTTTTTCTCCCTCGCACCCGTGGTGAGCCCACAATGCGGGAGAGAAAGCTAAATGGTTTATGGTCTATGCGCGAGGTCACGCGTGGCTGTCATCGAAGCTATCTTGGCGGGATGTGGCAGCCGAACTATTGTCCCTGTATCCATTAGCATCTGCTGGTGGGGATAAGCGGTGTCTAACTAGCAGTACACCGCACGTGCACCGGACTTTGTCCATCTGGGCTATAAAAGCGAAGCTGATTCAGCTAAATTTTTCAACGACCAGGTGAACTTTGGCACGCGTGCCTAATACCGCATACACGACGGGGGCTATCCTGGACAAACTACTAGGAGAAGGTCCAATCCTATCCCTGGAACTGTCAGACATCGAGTGTTGCACGAGTGAAATCAGCTCAAGTGATGACGAATGCCAGCAATGCCAGCCAGCGTCAGCAGACAGCAGCACGTCGCCGCCAAGGCCGACAGCAACGCAACGGGCGTCGAACTGCACCCAGCACAACGGGGTCACGGTTCAGCATTGTCGCACCGTCAAGCGTCGGGACATCTATCTCGAGGGCCAATAAGGCAGGGAGCTCAACAGGGCTCACTGCCGGTAAACTGGCTCACATGGAGAAGATGATGGCACAGCTGTCTGTGCAACGGGCTGCTCCAACTGTTGGGACAGTCCGACGCGTGCACAGCACACACGACTTGCCGCCACATAAGATGTACGACCCTGAGTTGGGCATGGCGACGTTTGCCTATCGAGCTGTGGGGCGCACTACTGTAGTGCCACATGCAGCCACGGCGAACGCAGGCATCTTCGTCTTTGATGCAGCAGGGGTCTCACTAAGCAGCAACCCACCAGTACCGGCCACGGCCTCCCAAATACTCTTCGCATTCACACCATCGAACGGCAACACAGCGCCGCTTCAGATATTGGTTGATGGGAATGAGGGGAGCACCGATACCTCTCTTGGGTGGGACAACAACACTTTGTGGAACAGTATCCCCCTGTTACCAGACATGGCGAACATCACAGATCAACACAGGGTGGTCAATGCATCGCTGAAGATGACATACACAGGCAACAGCCTTTCCAACTCCGGTGTGGTGTACGTGTACCAAGGGCCTCACATCCCGACGTACCGCAGCGCACTCACTGGAAATGCGAAAGTCAAGTTGTCGGTTCACGACATGATCCAGCGTCTTCGCAACCACCCGAAAACTCGAGTGTATGACACGGCGTGCTTCAGGGGCGGCAAAGTCTTCCACATTGAACGTGGGAGTGGACGCCGCACTTTTGTGCCGCCATTCAAACCTCGCGCACCACTCGCCACTGGCGTGCACTACCACTGGCCAACCGATCCAGAAGCTGGGGCTCACAACTCTGCGGGTGTGGTAGCACCCACAGATGGTGAAACTTTCTCATCTGGATGGCCTCGCTACATGATGCCGCCTACAATGCAGGCGATGTACGTGTTCGCGGAAGGTGTGTCAGTCAGTGGAGCAAATTTCACGCTTGAAGTGGTCCAACATGCAGAGATACAGATCGATCCAGACGCCACGTCACATGTTGGGTTGCAAACTCCACCAAACACCAACCAGCCCGAAGCACATGCTGGCGGAGTTACGACCGGTCACGGCGAAGGAGCCGGGGCAGGTAAAGTACCACCGGTGCCACCGAGTTAGGAAACCAAGGGAGTGGAACGGCTCGATCCTCCTCAGATACGAAGAGCCAAGCGTCCGGGGAAGCCCTCGAATTCAGTGCCTCGACCGCAAAAGCACACCACCACACAAGAGATCAAGAGAGCATTAACATACGGGATCGCGGGCAGAAACCCAGGCGAGCCCATCGACGTTAAGTATGCTCTTAAGGAAGTAGTGGGGTGGGGTGCTCTGAAAGCCGCAGGTACAGCAGCGCTCTACAAGTTGAGGGCGCCTGCGAGAGCAGCAAGAGCGTTACCCGAGATGGGTGAGCTAGAGATGCCGCTGTTAGGTGAAGCTGCGTTCCTCGAGGCAGGAGCAATGCCCATCGAAGCAGCACTACCGTTTCTGATCTAGCGGTGCGTCCGCTACAGGAACGAGACGTGTGTTTTGCGGAGGCACGGGTTTTTCAGAGTCAAGTTTCATCGTACTCCTCGTTCAAATCCAAATTGCTAGTGTTGTGGAAGACGGGTTGCCCACCGAGCACTTATCCCGGTCCTCTGGACCAAAGCCTCAGCTAGCACCAAAACAAATACGAGTAGAGTTTTACCTTTTCACAGTCACACGCAGTAGCAAGTGGTTGTCTCCGAGTGCAACTCAGACGCCACACCCTTCAGCCGAGACAAAGGCTTCACACTACCTGCTAACGGGGACGGAACCCACTAATCACCGACCGCCTCACACTTTCATGTTAATGCTCGTGGGTGTGGGGCAAGCTTTACCGCGTTACCGAGAATTGTTGGCTGCTCACCGCGTACGCGGTTCGAGCTGAGCCTCATTATCGAATTGTTTCCGACCACAGTTGACGGCGTTGTATTATGCCGGTCTCTTTGCGCGAAATTTTGGGAGAACACCTCTGGTTACCACCCCACGCATTCGCCTTTCTCAGAGAGATTATTGACGTTGGACTCGACATACCCAAACTGTCTTGCACTTCATTGGGTTGCAGAAGCGCGAGATGAGACGACGGCAGCCTGTGCCTGGGCTAACCAGGAGACACCTCCCAACCCCTGCGTTAGTGGGGCGGAGGCGTGAGACGACTTACGCACCAGCACTTTTTCCAACCATCAGAATGTTAACCCTGGTGACCCCGCCGATCGCCATCTGCCCAGCCGGGTAGACTTGGGTCGGAGCCGGAGGTTCGAGGCACCGGACTGGGCTTTTAGCCCTACCTTCTTTGCCACTCTCGGGATAGTTTAATGTGGGATTTCCGTAGTATGCCCTCATTTTACGAATCACAGAAAAGATACGGGACTTCAAAGTTTAATTCATGCTCGAAGTTATTTAACAGGTTTGACTCTAATTCAGTAGACAAGTATTTTCCAAAGACTTACTTGTACTGGCCAGAATGTGGACACAGTGGGGAATCACGTGTTCCTTGGTTTCTTGCACCACCGCCTGTGGAGGTGAAAACATACAAGGAGATCATGAAGGCGGGCTTCATGACTGCTAGGGAGTATGTTATTGCCTGGGTTAGGCGTCAATGGAGCGAGAAATACATTCATGCATGGAATGGAATTCGGTTCGCCTGGTACCGCTTAGTTGACATTTGGCATTCGGTGCCGAAAGAAGTTAAGTACGCTGGGTTAGCCTATGTTGTTTGGCGTTGCTTCCGCCTGCTGCGATCGTCATGGCAGGAGCGACGAACGATATTTGACGGACAAGAGGACATTGCATTTTGCGCACATTGCACACCACAGTTGTTAGATGACGACAAGATGGTGTTAGGCAACGCTTACGAGAAGCGATTCCATGTGCCAGCAGCATGTGCTCGCTGCAGCAAGGTGTGGTCATGGAGGGGCTGGAAAGAGGCGCGCATGCGCATCGGCAACTCACATTATCAGTTCTACGGCACTTACACGTCTTTGCGTATGCAGAGAGAGCGTGACGTGCATTGCCCAGCAATCAACCAACTAGACATACCTAATGAGTACCGGTTTGCCCACCGATTCATGCAGATGCATGGTGGCACGATCGGCTCTATGGAGTCAAAGCAGCGTTTGACCTGGAGCAATCACACACAATCTTACTGCTTGGCCACTCAGTGGAACGAAATAGTGGGAGGGGACGCAACAGTCTACAGACCACCAAGACCAGCCGCGGCTGCAGCAGCAGCCGCGACACCAGCCGCAACACCACCAGCGGCCACACCAGCAGCAGCAGCAGCACCAGCAGCTGCGCCAGCAGCAACACCTGCAGGCACAGCGGCGCCAGCAGCAGCCAAGGCAACACCAAAAGCAAAAGCAAAAGCCAAGGCCACTGCAACTCCGACGCCGCCTGCGCCACCAGCAGGCCCGACCCCAACAGGTCCGCCAACAGCAATTGGTCCAGCCGCCGCAGCAACACCAGCAGCAGCGGCGCCCCCAGCACCAACTGCACCCACAGCAGCACCCAAAGCTGCCGCAGCACCAGCTGCATCAGCAGCACCAAAAGCTGCCCCAGTAGCACCAGCACCTAAAGCTGCCCCACCTGCGCCCCCTGCGCCTGTGGCTGCAATTTCAGCCATAGCTGCCCTTTTACAAGGAGGCTCGCAGGCACCAGCCTCACAGGCCGTGACCTTTGTCAATCCCCAGGGAGGGACACATTCGACAGGGGGCGCATCAGGCTCAGGCTCGGCACCAGCGCCAACGCCAGCAACACCAGCTGTTGCGGCAGCAGGCGTGGCAGCATTAGGAGCACCCGCAGCAACGGGGCCAACCCATATACAACGCATGAGAGATCTGTGGCAATTTGCCTCCGACAACAAGCGATGTATGCCGCAGTCAACACTGCTATGGTCGCCATACACAATATGCCGAGGATTGATAGGCAAGAAGGCGAAACCAGTGTTTGACACCACACCGCATTATCGCATGGGAATATTGGGCATAGGCTCACGGATTCTCGACAGCAGGTATATGACACCACCGCCAAATGTTGAAATGGCACCAGTAGCGCAGGACTCAGCCCAGGCTGTCGGCCCTGTGACACACCCGGTGACCATACACAACTCACAAGACAAACCATCGGTTGTCGCTGCCCTAGAGGGAAGGTCTCAGGTTAAACAGTCTGTGTTTATTGACACGACAACAGGAACATACCCAGACCTGAAATTCAAGAAATCCTCTAAAGCAGCACAACGACTGAACAACTTTTGGCGGAAGTTCAACCAGTGTTGTTTGACAGGCCCGGCGATGGACCGGGCCTACCACAAACTCTTTGCGGGGAAGACGTTCAAGGAAATTGCCATGAGCAAATTCTCGCAAGAGGACATCGAGGCCATACAGGTCGAGTTGCAGTCAACAACAAAGGCTGAGCGGTTGGGCACCCGCAAAGCAAACGGGAAGCTAGAAGCAGTGATCAAAGAGGGCAAACCAGGACGCCTTGTGGTTGATAACACACTGCAGCTGTTGGCATTAAACATCATATCGACAAGTATCTTCCAGCACATATTGTTCGACGAGGAGGATGGTATATTTTACAGCATGTCGATTAAACACCGGGCGCGGGACGACGTCCTCAACGATTTCGGTGAGATGATGAAAGACCCATGGGGGGATAAGGGCAGAGTAGCTGCCGGTCGCGTTGCCCGAGTGCTTGAAACTTGCGCTTGGGAAATCGATCAAACTGGCATGGAATTGCATGAACGATGCAATAGGCAGGGTGAGGGCCTTCTGGGCTACACGTACAACGCTTTGTTGCGAATCAACAGGCACGTTAGTCACAAGATCAACGGAGAATTCACTGACCTTCATGAGGCCAAGATTGTCCACGATGTCAAGACTGGCATGCATATTAGATTTCGCATTAAAAGCCCTGACGTGCCCAAGGAGGCTTGGTTCACAGCGAAGTTTCCAGACATGTATCTGGATTCAGGGTGGGCCTTGACCAGTGGGGTCAACTTCATCAATGAGCTCAGCGGTGTGTTCAGCAGCATCTGCGAGAACCCCGAGCACTTGTTCGCCTGGAACAAAGAAACAGGAAAATTCAGGCTACAAGACGGAACATTTGATTGGAAGTTCACATCCATACCTATGTATCAGACGCTGGCGTCCACAGCAGTCTCATCATTCGAAATCTACTTTCGTGGGTTGTTTGAGGGTGATGATGGCGGAGGCGCCGGCTCGCGTTGCCTTGCGGATATGCGCAACGGAGGGAAATTGGGCCTGATCATCAAAGAACAGGAAGACTTAGGCTATTCAGCCAAGCTAAAGACCATCACAGATGGGCGCGTCGAAATCATCGGCGCGCATTTTCCAGTAGAAGATGGCCTTGTGTGCGATGATGTGCCCTGGATCCCAGCCGTGCAGCGCTATATATCAAAGCTAGGAGTGCAAACAAACGTCAAGATAACCCCGTCGTCGATGGCGGCTCGCTTTCTATCGTTAGCGAGCATGTTTGCTGGCCGCAACGAGCCACTGCAGCGTGGCTTCGAGTGTTCAGCGATCAGAGTTATTGAGAAGCACAAGAAGGAGAAGAGTTTCTGGTCCACGAAGATCAAGACAGACGGCTACCAGGAGATCGACAGAGCTTTTGGAACCGGCCTGCATTGTACCTACACGATGGAGGATGTTAAGGCGCATTATGATCGCTGTGCGAATAAAGTGCACCAATCCACCCAGACACAGATTCGTATGCTCAACATGAGCATCGCCGAGGATGTGGACGCCAATGTCGTCACGAGGGACGACTTTTGCAAGCTCGGCCTATTTGCCGACGAGTGCCTCAACTTCGATGAAGACGACGAATCAGTGTACAGCTTTCTCCCCAGTTGTTTAAGATAGCGAATTAAGACCGTTTATGTCTCCCAGTTAACCCCTCTCCTCCTGGAAAGTGGCCATTTTGGCCCGTTGGAGTGAAAGTGAGTGATGCCACACTTGGGTCAATTGGGTGCGGCGCGAATAACGCGCTGCACTCACGATATGAAGCGCAGCTGACTGACGATTGCCGGCGCTCTATAAATCAGGCATGAAATGGACCACG